CGAAATCATTTGCAGTAGGAGCCGGATTAGATATTGCGGCTGGAAAAGTTTCAGATTTTTTTAAGCCAGAAGAGGTATCTCCAAATGCTATATCAAATCAAGTAGGTTTTAGAGATAATACATCAGCAGCCACACCATCTACTACGCCTACTCAAAATAGAGTACAACCGGTTACAATTCAATTAAATAGTACTATACAACAAGAAGGTCATAAAGTAGGACAGGCTAATCAGACCGTGTATTATAATTTACCAGCAGCAGATAGTACAAATACTCATCCATATCATACTGGAGGTCAAACAGGCGCATCTCAAACAAAATAATAGTAATATAATGGCACTTATAAATCTACAAACTAAATACACATCTTTAAAATTTTCACAAGATCAAAAAGGAGGAGGTTATTCTGGACAGCCATATGTGAAATTTAATAATAGCGGCTCTGCTGATGTTGGAGGCGTTACTATAAAAGCGGATATTGGGACATTAGTAGATTTTCCTATTAGAGGAGGTACATACCCTTCAAGAGAAATAGACACGCAGAGGATTAAGGCATTTTTAAATGATCCAGTAAAAGGTAAAGTATTTTTAGATAAACAGAGAACTTTACAATTTACAAATCCTAAAATGGAAACTGGTCCTAGTTTTATAGATTCATATAATTCACAAATTTTGCCTGGAATTGTAGAAAATACTCGAGTATATAGTGTAGATAATCTTTTAGGTCAAGTTAAAATACAGGGCACCGGAGGACATCTTACAAGAGTGGGCAGTGTTAATTTTGGCGCTAGAGATCAATACTATGCAGATACAGTAGGATTTCAAAATATATCTAATGATGCAGTAAATAATAGATTATTATTACTTACTAAATTAAAGATTAGTAATATGACTACTGCACCTACTACAGTATTTAGTGTGCCAATAATAGATCTAGCACTTGCTAAAAGTTTAGGTATTTCTACAACTGCAAATACACTATTTAATTACCCGGGTGGACCAAATTCAGGGTATCAATCTGGAAATACAGTAATAAAAAGAGCATTTGATACTACTATAAATTTAATAGGTAGTAATATGACATATGCTCAAATTGCACAACAGACCCCTGTAAAAGGCAGCAAGGATTTTACTAAAACAGAACCTTATACTAATAAAAAATCTATGCAAAATCGCATAGGAGTATATAATGTTTCAGCGCCTTCAGGATCAAGAAATGATGTTATAAATTCACTATATCCACAAGCTATAAATCCTATAAATGGAGATGATCCTTATAAAATAATGGCTAGTATATTAAAAATACCAAAGACTGATAGTATAAAATTTGGATTTGAGTGTGTAGATAATGATCATCCAAATAACTATGTGGCCCTTATATTTAGAGTACTATTATCTAATGGATTTACAGACTCAAATTCTGCAGTACTAAATTCTTTTAGATATTATGGTAGAGGAGAAGAATTTTATACTTATCAAGGATTTTCAAGAAGTATATCATTTTCTTTTAAAGTAGCAGCATTTAGTGCAAGTGAACTACAACCTCTATATAATAAACTTAATTATTTAATATCTCAAGTCTACCCAGATTACTCTACTAATGGAAATCAGACTATGAGAGCGCCTCTAGTAAAAATTACTTTAGGGGACTATTTATATAGAGTACCTGGATTTTTAGAAAATGTAAATATCACTGTAGACAATAGTATACCTTGGGAAATAAATATAGATGATAATCCTAGTTTACAAGAATTACCACATGTTTTAGATGTATCTATAACTTTTAAACCTATACATGATATATTACCAAGTAGATCAACGCCAGATTCTATTACTAATTTAATTACAAATGGTACAAAACAGGGATTTTTACAATCTAAATTACGTGTTTATGATGCAATATCTAAAATAAATCAACAAACCCCTACTCCTACTCCTATTACTCAAACTCCTATTCCAGAAATACCATTATAATTACCTATAATTAATATAAAACAATGATAAATAGATATCAAAATATATTAACAATAAAGAGCGATCCAGTAGATCCTAGATCAAAATCTATATATGTAAATGCTATATATCCAGATATTCCTCTGTCTGATAATGATATTTATGTTATTACTGTATTAGGAGATAGAATGGATGTTATGTCAAATAATATCTATGGAGATCCTGGATATTGGTGGGTAATTGCATCTGCAAATTCATTATCATGCGATAGTGTTTTTCCTCCAATAGGAGTACAATTAAGACTTCCTTCAGATATTAGATCAATAGTAAATAATTATAATCAAATAAACACAGTAAGATAAGTTATGCCTACAGCAGATTTAGAGCAAATATGTAATATTGCAGGTTATTCAATATACCCCTGGGCTGCAAATCAGCTTAAAAAAAGAAGTGAAAAACTTTCTGAAAAGAATAGAAGTCAAGAAGATCTAATCTATTTTGCAAATAAAAATTCTTGGATAAGAGTAGTGTCTTCAGTTGATTTAATTGAAAATGAATCAGTCGATAATCCAGGCGCCTCTATTACTATTCAACAAAAATCCCCTCTTTATAAAAATTATGAAGATATAATAGGCGACACATTACCAAATGAGAGCAGTCTTGCTGAAAAATTTGTATTATATGGAGGTACTTCACAATATACAATAAAACCATCTCTTACAGATGGATCTATGAATCTTAGATATGGTCTAGGTGGATCATATGGCATGCTTGGAGATAGTGAAATTAAAAAGTATGGTTATAGACCTATGCCAGGTATTACTAGTATGACAGTGGAGTCTACTGGTAAAATGGGATCGCTTAGGACTGTAAATATAAATCTTAAAGTTTGGGATAAATCACAGCTTGATATTATAGATGCGCTATACTTTAGACCAGGTTTTACAATTCTTATAGAGTGGGGTCATACAAAATATTTTGATAATTTAGGGAAATTAAATTCATCAGAGATGTTTATGATTGGAAATCCTTTTAAATCTGATTGGACTAAAGAGGAGCTAATGATCAAAATAAATACAAATACTCAAAAATCTTTAGGGAATTACGGCGGATTTCTTGCAACTATAACTCAATTTAATTTTGCCATGACTTCAGAGGGTGGCTATGATTGTACTATAAAAGCACTTGCATTAGGCGCGCTTATGGATAATATGAAAATTAATCATCCTGGTATGACAAGAGCCTATGAAAATCAACTTAAAGATTATTTAGATAGAAGAAGAAAAGGAGAGGTAGCTCAGGCAGAAGCGCAAGCAGATGCTAATAGACAAAGTATTTACACACAAGCAATAGGTGATTTGAATAATACGAATAATTTATGGGCTCAATTACAAATATCTGACCCTTTTCAAAATTTATTATTTAATACAGGTCATATCAAGATAGGAGATCATTCTTATATTAATACCCCAGATGTTGAAAGAAAAGCAGTCGATTTTTATAATAAAAATCAAAATACTTTTAATAATGATTATAAACAATTTGGATATTCTCAAGCTATACGTAATTTAGGAAAATTATATGTACAATCTGATGAAGCTTTAACATTATATAAATCATCAGCTCAAACAGATACAGATACATGGATCTCAAAATATGAATTTAGTAAACCTGCAAATAATCAATCATCTACAGCAGATGAAGATATAGCATATTATATAGAAGGGGGGTCATCATTTACTACAAATAATGCAATATTTTTTAAAAATATAAATAATGATATAAATGGTAAATATATAGCACCAAAACAATTTAATTTATCACATTTATCATCTGATGATATAGGTGATATACATGTAACTTTAGATATTCCTAGATTACTTGAATTATTAAAAGTAACTAGTCCTAATGCAAATGCTTTTACAGATACTATTCGAAAATCTGGAGATAGTATAGATGGTTTTTTATCAGATTTATTAACTAGTAATTATTATACAAGGGCTATAAAATATGGTCCAGATTATAAGTATGCTATAGGTATTGCTATACCAAAAGGTATAAATAATCCTACTAGTATTTATGATGCATATAATAATTCAAATACAAAATATAAAATTGAAGCTATAGATTCTAATATAAATGGGAAATCTACATCTGATTTATATTCTTATATAAAATTATCAGCTATTGAACCAATTAATAAATTTCAATTACAAATATATTTAGGAGGAGCAGATATATCAGAATATCAATTAAGAGCATTAGCCGATTTATCATTAATAAAAACTGTAGAAGGACCTCAGCCTTTATCAGAGAATAAACCAGTAGATAAATATAATCAATCTATTTCAGCCGCACAACAAGATTATGATAAAGATATAAAAGATAAAAAAAAATCTATAAATGCTAAATATAATATAGATCAATTTAAAAGCGCTATAGAATCTGAATCTGCTATTGAGCTTATGCTTAAATCAATAATGCTATATGTATATAATAATCCAAATCAAAGTACTATAAAAAAAGAAATACAAGATCAATTTTATAAAGATTTATTTTCTGAAGGTGCATATTCAACTATATTTCCTGATGGAAGATTCCCTACAGTAGATCAAATAAAAGCTGAATTGACTGATGATGTATATAGTAAATACATAAATGGAGGATTAGATGAAAAAGAGAGATTAAAAATAAATACCTATTATGGAAATAGCAGATATTTAATGAGTGGAGAAAATGCTTTTAATGTAACTGGAAATAATCCAACATTAAAAAATCATTATAATTATATAAAACCAGTAGATTTTGAAATATTATTTACTCTTTTTACTGCTGGATATAATGAATCTTTAAATTTGGAAGTGCCAGATAAAGACACTAAACAGTCTATTTATATTACCTTAGGATCTTTTCTTATGATGCTAAATCACACTGGTATTCTTTATAATAGATCAAATTATAATAGTGAAGTCATAACTCCTATGGCATATATAGATTTTAATCCAGAGACTAATTTCTTTTTAAGTAATAAAAAACAATTTTCGATAGACCCAGAAAAATTTTTAATACGTTTTACAGGAGATAAAAGTGACTATGATAGTCTATTTGATAAAGATATTCTTTCAAGTAATGGAACTATATACTATAAAAAAACTATACAAAATACTAATGGAGAAAATGAAAAGCAGGAATTTAATCAGACAATCTTTGATCCAGAGACTGATAATATTATAAATCAATATCTACCATTACAAAATAGCGAATACGGCGGGCTTCAAACAGATGGTTATGTTGGTAAATTCATGAATATTTTAGTTGATATTAATTATCTTTTAAAAACTATATCAGGATATGCTAAAGCAAGCGATAATCATGAGGTGTATTTTCAGTCTATTATACAGACTATAATAGTAGATTTAAATAAATATCTTGGAGGAATAAATGCATTTAGATTAGCGTATAATGATAATGCTAATTGCTATATTATAGTAGATGATCAAGTAAATGGCGCAGCAGATACTTCTATAACTACAAACGGTATTTGTATAAATTATGATAAAAATAATGATACTGCATTTGAATTGCCAATTTATGGAGTTGGTTCAATAGTTAGATCTTTTGAATTAAGAACTGATATAAGTAATAAAATTTCAAATTTAATATCCATTGCAGCAAATCCAGTGCCAGGGAGTCAAGTAAGTCTTTCAAAAGATACTTCAGATTTTGGGATATATAATTACGGGACGAGGGATAGATTTAAAAATGAAATTGGAGATGCTCAAAATTTAAGAAATTTAAATAGTAATACTCAACCTACTGATAGATTTAGCAGAGCAGAATTAGCAATAAATTTTGATAAAGTAGTAAGAACTATATATGGAGCTAAAGTAAATAGTAATGATAATCAGCCATTTTCTTTAACAGATGATGTAAAAAATAGGGCTTTAAATTACTATATAGAAAAAATGGCGCATATTAGAAATCAAGAGTCTGGTAATGTACATGCGATGATAATTCCAGTAAGAGTAAATATAACTATGGATGGAATATCAAGTCTATATCCATTTCAATTATTTACTATAGATGAGGGGCTGCTGCCATATAGATATAGTAGATCAAAATTAAGTACTCAAAATTTTCCAAAAAGAGTTGCATTTTCAATAGGCAGAATATCTCATAATTTTCAAAATAGTGAGTGGACTACTACTATAGATGGATTTATGACTATACTTAGAAATAGTGATGCATATACATCTGTAAGATCTAAATCTGGTACAATACCGCTTCAAAAACAGACTGCTATTATTCAAAATAATATAGTATCTGCATCAAATGTAAGTGTAAATGATATTATAAGAACTATCTATATTCCAGCACAAGATAAAGCGCTACCTAATATTTCTAAAGGTATAAGAATATTAATGCAAGCTCAAGCTCAAGTTGAAGGATTTGGAGATGAAACTAATGTAGCTTATAAAACAAATAATCCAGGTAATGTACGCACAGATACTAGTAAGGGTACTATAACATCATATCTTACATTAGAGGATGGTATAAAAGCACAATGGAGTCAGGTATTAAAAGGAGCTTTAAATAATACATCAAGGATCTATACATCAAATATGACTTTATTTCAATATCTATCTTACTACGCGCCCCCAAGTGATCCTAAAAATAATCCTGTATCATATACTAATACTGTTATTGGGTATTTTAAATCTAAAGGATATAATAATATAGATAAAGATACTACATTACAACAAATAAATAATTTAATATAATATGCCACTAAGATATTATCCATCTGCAAGAGTAATACCAAATCAAAAGACTACTGGAGGAGATTTTATTCTAAATGGTCAATCTTTTGTAGGTCAGTACTATTTAACATATGACGGCTCAGCATATTCAGGACCAGATCCTCTCACAGGACCAGGCGAGAAATTAACTCCTAAAACGCAAATATTAAACTCTCCAGCTCTATTAAATCTTGCGAGTAGTAATACACCTCAATCAGTAATAAATGCAATATCGTCTACTAATTCATCTACAAAGACAATAAATCCAACTCAGACGTCTAATGCAAATGCAAATGGCCCAGTGCCATACTATCCATATATTTTAGATAGTGATTATATAAGAGGTTATATTATTAGATATTTTGCTAAGAAAATAAATAATAAGGGCTATGTTATAGAAATATCACCAGAAGAGTACAGCTCTATAAATAATGGTACTACTCCATATGATATAACCTTGTGGCAGACAGCTTCTATTTTTTGGAAATTAACTGGACCACTTAATACTATAAGAATATCTCAATTTGATTCTAGAGCTGGGATCATAGATACAAATAAAAGATTAACAGAGACTTTAGATATTACGTTTTTAGGTATAAAAGATTTTATAAATGGAAAGTATGATAAATATGCTAGACCAACAACTTAAGAGATAGATAGATAAAATTTGATATTATAATGTAAATTCTATTAAAGGTTATGTATGTATTTTATTATAGAAACGTCTGATCAGCTTTCAAGGCTGGAATCAAGTGATGTTTGTTTTATTCAAGTAATACCCTCTTCAGAAAAAAGTCATCCTGCGCTTACTAGATGCTCACTGGTCTATTATAATAATGGCAGCAAAGGTTACATATTCCCTGTAAACCACAGCGAAGGATTTAGCTTAGAAATAGCCCAGATTCAATCTTTTATAAATTCACACAAGAAAGTCTATTTACTCGATAAAAAATTCCACTCTTACTTTCTAGATCTTAATAATACTGTAGATTTAAATTTTATAAGACTAGATCAGGGGATAGAAGAAAATAAGCTTGAGTGTGATACAGTAATACATCGGGATTTTTATTATAATAGAGCCCCATCACAGTATATAAATGAACTTATACCAATCACAAAGCATTATGAAAAATATGAGTGTTTATATAAGAAAGTAGAAAGTTTATTTGATTTAGAAAGAGATTATGAAATATTAAATAAGGCCTCATATTTATATAATTGGGTTGAGACTCAGGGTATTGCAGTAGACAATTCTAAATTAATTAGCGCGTATCATCTTACTATTCCAAATCTGCTAATAAAGGATAATATAGTCTATTCATATTATAATATGTATAATACTACTGGTAGACCATCAAATTCATTCTCAAATATAAATTTTGTAGCAGTACCTAAAACTCCAGAATTTAGAGAGTGTTTTATTCCTAGATTTGATTATTTAGTAGAATTTGATTTTGATGCATATCATCTTAGGCTAATAGCGCAGTTAATAGACTATAAATTTACAAATCCTCAAGAGTCTATACATACTCAATTAGGAAAATTATACTTTTCAAAAGATGAACTTACACAAGAGGAGTATAATAAATCTAAAGAAATTTCATTTAAACAACTATATGGGGGTATTGATGATCAATATAAAAATATAGAATTTTTTTCTAGATTAGACTATTTTATAGAGAATTCTTGGAATATTTATAAAAGAAATGGTTCTTATATATTACCTACTGGAAAATTATTAAGAAAATCTCAAGAAATAAATAAGCTTAAGCTTTTTAATTATATTATACAAAATCTAGAGACTAAAAATAATATTTTTAAAATAGAAAAAATAAAAAATTTTATCGAATCTAAAAAATGTAAAAGTAAATTAGTACTAATTACCTATGATGCATTTCTTTTTGATTACTCTATAGATGATGGCAAAGAATTTTTAATAGAGATAAAAAAAATACTATGTGAAAATGGCTTTGCAGTAAAACATAAATACTCTAAAAATTATAATTTTTAATAAAATTAATATATTTATAGATATATAAATAATAAAATAATGATAAAATTAATTTCTTTCTTAAAAGAGGAAAACATACTAATTCCAAGACGTTCCTCAGAAGAACGTGAAAAGAATTATAAAATTTCAATTCAAAAGAAAATACAACAGTATATAAAAGATGGGTCTAAAGGCAATTTAGATTTAAATGATACTCCTATAACTTCATTACCAGATAATTTAGAAGTAGGAGGGGGTTTATATTTAAGTGGTACTCCTATAACTTCACTACCAGATAATTTAGAAGTAAGAGGGGATTTAAATTTAAGTGGTACTAAAATAACTTCACTACCAGATAATTTAAAAGTAGGAGGGTATTTAGATTTAGATAATACTCCTATCTCAAAAAAATACACTAATGAAGAAATTAAAAATATAATAATTCAACAAGGTGGAGATATTAAAGGAGATATTTATATAAAATAATTAGTATATTTATAAACATAAATGGTTATGCAGAATTATAAAATAGTAACAATAACACCACAAAGTTTGGCAAATAGATTATTTTGTAGCTTTACATCAAAAGACCTACTTGATGAGAGATTAAGAGAAATAAATTCTCAATATAAAATCATGTATGGCAAAATATTTATATTAGCTTCTCCAGAGATAGATGAGTATATGTGTACTTATAATATAGAGATTGAAGGGGGTAAAGCTACAGTATTATCAAATACAATTCTACTCCACAGAAAAAAAGAAACAAACACCCTATATACAATCAACGCTCTCAATATATTAATTTCAAGTCTTAATTCTGGAGTTTTAGATACCAAATATCCTATAAACTGGACAGAATATAAAAATAGCGTTCTACTTACTCAAGGGCAAGATTTTAAGAAATTAAATACTGTCGTACATAAGATAATTAATACGACTTTATAAATTTATTTTCCTATCTAGAGGATTAATATTATTTTCTTTTAAAATAAACTGTTATATTTATGAACATTGATGCATTAAAGAGTCGTCTTCAGGCTCTACAAAATCCAAAAGGTGGTGGTAATAAAGAGCAAAACAAGACTCTTTGGAGACCTACCGTAGGTAAACATTCAGTTAGGATCCTACCTAGCGCGTATGACAAATCAAATCCATTTAAAGAGGTATTAATCTATTACGGGATTAATAACAAGACAATGATCTCTCCAGTGAATTTTGGAGAAAAAGATCCGATTGTTGAATTTACTCAAAAGCTACGTAAGAGTGGAAACAAAGAAGATTGGCAGATTGCAAAAAAACTTGAATCAAAAATGCGAGTATTTGTGCCTGTAATTGTACGTGGTGAGGAAGATAAAGGCGTACGTCTTTGGGAATTTGGTAAGCAAGTATTTATGGAACTACTCGCTATTGCAGAAGATGAGGACGTAGGTGATTATACAGATGTAATGTCTGGTCGTGATATTACTATAGAAACAACTGCACCAGAAACAAATGGTACAAATTACAATCAATCTAAAGTACGTGTTCGCGGTAAATCAACCCCACTTTCTGATAATGCAGCTCAAGTTAAAGATTGGCTTTCAAATCAACCAAATCCACTTGATCAATTTAAGAAATACACTTATGAGGAAATGAAGTCAGCTCTACAATCTCATCTTACTCCAGAAGAAGAGACTGAAACACCAACCGTAAAAGAATCAGATGAAGATTCTACAGTAGGAGATTTACCTTGGGAAAAAACAGAAGAGCAGAAGCCAAAAAAGAGCTACTCTTTAAGTACAAAGAAGACAGATGTAGATAAAGAGATAGATGATTTATTTAAAATATAATAATATAAAAGGTTTTAATGGCAACAACAAAGAAAAAAGAGGGGCTTACTGGAGCGCTCTCAGATGCTATCAAATCAGATAGTAATATATCACCTCTTGACAAATTTAAAAAGTCAAAAAACCTCACATCAACATCAGTAAAGTTTAAAGAGACTAGGTGGATTCCACTCTCGAGTGCTTTTAAAGACACATTACAAATTCCAGGTATTCCTATGGGTCATATTACTCTGCTTAGAGGTCATAGTGATACAGGAAAGACAACCGCTCTACTTGAAGCGGCCGTTAGTGCTCAAAGACTTGGAATATTACCAGTGTTTATAATTACTGAGATGAAGTGGTCTTGGGATCATGCTAAGACAATGGGTTTGCAATTTGATGAAGTAGTTAATCAAGAGACTGGGGAAGTAGTAGATTATAGCGGATTTTTTATCTATGTAGATCGTGAAAAAATGAATTGTGTAGAAGATGTTGCTGCATTTATATCTGATGTTCTAGATGAACAAAAGAAAGGCAATCTACCATATAATATTTGCTTCTTTTGGGATTCTGTAGGATCAATACCATGTAGACTAAGTATAGAGTCTAATTCCAATAATAATGAATGGAATGCTGGTGCTATGTCGACTCAATTTGGTAATTTTATTAATCAAAGAATTACCATGTCTAGAAAAGAAAGTCAACCATATACTAATACCCTTGTAGCTATAAATAAAGTATGGGTTGCAAAACCAGAAGTGAGAATGGGACAGCCCACTTTACAAAATAAAGGTGGTAATACAATGTGGTTTGATTCTTCATTAGTAATTACATTTGGAGGTATAAGTAAAGCGGGTACTAATAAAATTAGCGCTACTAAAAACGGTAAAACTGTTGAATTTGCTAAAAGAACTAGATTGAGTTGTGATAAAAATCATATTACTGGGATTACTGCTGCTGGAAAATTACTTGTAACTGTACACGGATTTATAGATGATGATAAAACTAATAAAGCCGATATTGAGAAATATAAAAAAGAGCATGCTCATGAGTGGCTTAAAATACTTGGAAGTGGTGATTTTGATATTACAGAAGAGGAAGATGATAATGCTAGCATAATAGATAATTCAGAAGAATAAAATACAGACATGACGCTAAAAGATTTTATATTAAAGAAAAAAGAAGATGCGAAATTCTGGACTAAGAAAGAAGATCTAGAACTTACACCAGAACAGTGGACCATAGATGATAATAGAAAAGCGCATGCTATAAGTAATAATATAAGATATATAGTAATTTGGCAGGCCGAATGGGAATCTTTAAATAAATTACAAAAAATAAAAAAAATTAAATCTATAATATGAATAGTAGATATGCAGAAATGATAAATGATCTTTCACAAAATAATACACAGACCGTCGACTTAAGCCTGAATTCAAAGGTTTTCATAGTCGACGGTCTTTAACTCAACAACTTTCTAAGATCCTTTGCAATGATCCAGCATGTAAATCCAGCAGGGCAGCATATAGGAGCACTAACAGGGTTTCTTAAGTCTATGGCATATGGGATGAGACTAGTAAGACCAACACGTGTCATAATAGTATTCGATGGTAGAGGTAGTTCTACAAATAAGCGCTACCTCTACCCTGAATACAAAGCCAATCGAGGAGTAAAACGCATTACAAATTGGGATATATTTGATTCACAAGATGAAGAATCTGATGCTATTAAAAACCAGCTTCTGAGGCTCATAGACTATCTCAAATGTCTTCCAGTAGATCTACTATCAATAGACAAGATAGAGGCAGATGATGTCATAGGATATATAGCAAAACATATAGGAAAAGAGGTAACTATTATGTCTTCAGACAGAGATTATCTACAGCTAGCATCAGATAGAATAAGTATTTACTCTCCAACAAAGAAAAAATTCTATTCTCCAAAAGACGTCTTAAGTGAGTACGAAGTCACATCTAATAATTTCTTAACTCAGAAGATACTACTTGGAGACAAGGGCGATAATGTTCCTGGAGTTAAAGGATTAGGTCCTAAGACTTTGTTAAAGCATTTTCCAGAATTAGGAGAATTACGTACTATTAATCTAGAGCATATTATAAACAAATGCAAAGATAGTGAAGTACCAATATTGCAAAAGATATACGCTTTTAAAAATCAATTAGAGATCAATAGACAATTAATGGATTTAGATGAACCTAATATTCCAGAAGATTCAAAGATTGAAATAGACTCAATGATACAAAATCCTAATAAAGGATATGAACCTGCAATATTTACTTCTCTATATAATGAAGATCAACTAGGAGCAAGCATTACAAATTTACAATCTTGGTTATATACAAATTTTAACGAAATAGCAAAATACAAATAAAAAAGTTATGAGTCAATTAAACTCCTTAAATTCTTATGGGTCTGGTTTTCAAACAAAAGTTCTTAATTCTCTTTTAAAACATAGAGAATTTTTACAGAATATCAGTGATGTTGTAGAGCCAGAGATGTTTGATAGTCCAGCATCACAATGGATTGTTAAAGAGACTTTAAGGTACTATTTCAAATATCATACAAATCCATCTATAGAATTTTTACAAGTAGAAGTAAAGAAGATACAAAATGAAGTGCTTAAAATCTCAGTAGCAGAACAGGTTAAGGAGGCACTTAAAGCATCAAATGAGGATCATCTTTATATTGAGCAGGAATTTTCTAATTTTTGTAAAAATCAACAACTCAAAAAAGCACTACTTAATTCAGTAGATCTGCTGTCTAAAGGTCAATTTGAAGATATAAGAATAATAATAGACTCTGCACTTAAAGCTGGAGCTGATAAGAATATAGGACATGAGTATCTTCAAGACATTGAACAAAGATACAGAGAAGATGATAGAAAGGCAGTACCAACTCCATGGAAGAATATAAGTGATCATCTTATGGGCGGACTAGGAAGAGGAGATCTTGGTATTATATTTGGTGGACCAGGCTCAGGTAAATCATGGTTCTTAGTAAATTTGGGAGCAGAGGCAGTAAAGAATGGTTTAACAGTAAATCATTATACATTAGAACTATCAGACATCTACACAGGTAAAAGATATGACTCAGTATTTACAGGAATAGGATTTAAAAAAATACACTTACATAGAGAGAAAGTAGAAGAGGCAGTAAGCAATCTCCCAGGTCGATTAACTATTGCAGAATACCCGATGGGTAAAACTACTGTAAATGCAGTAGAATCTCATATTAGAAAATGCACAGACATGGGACACAAGCCAGATCTAATCATTATCGACTATATAGATCTATTAAAGTCGAAGAGAGTTGGCGGTGAAATAAAAGATGAAATAGATGATGTGTATACTGCAATAAAAGGCATGGCAAGAGAGCTTAATACTCCAATATGGTCAGTAAGTCAAGTTAATCGTCAAGGCGCTAAAGATGATATTGTAGAAGGAGACAAGGCTGCTGGTTCATATAATAAGATCATGATTGCAGATTTTATTATGTCATTATCAAGAAAACGAGCTGATAAGATCAATAAAACTGGTAGAGTACATATTATGAAAAACCGATATGGTAGTGATGGCATGACATATAATGCTATAATAGATACAGATAATGGGTTTATACAAATAGATGATAAAGAACTAACTGAAGAAGAAATCAGAACCATGGCAGCAGCATCAGCTCAAACTCAAGATAAAACAGGATTATCTTCTGAAGAAAAAGCAATATTAAGTAAAAAATTCTTTGAATTATCAAAATAATTGTATATTTATTATTACGAAGAAAAAAACTAACATATGGCAAATTTTTTAATAGATCTATTTAAAAAGGCAACTAAGAACAATAATTACAGAACAACTGATGCGCCTAGTAAATATAATGATAGTGTTGCTGCATTAAATGCAACTAATCAAAATTCACTTAGCACTAGCAAATTGAATAGACTGTCTACAATAGGACCTTCTAAAATATCAAATCCAAAGACTCCAGGTCAATAATATTTTAAAAATATTGATCTAATTAATGGACTCATCTCAGAGCCCAAAGTATAAAATATTGTCAAAATTTTAATAATGAATATAGAACAGAAAATATTATCAGATATTACAGTATATATGAAATACTCAAAATATCTGCCGCAATTGCAAAGAAGAGAGACTTGGGAAGATCTAGTTACGAGAAACATGGAAATGCATCTTAAAAAGTACCCTCAATTAACTAAAGAGATTGAAGATGCATATGAATTAGTTTATGATAAGAAAGTACTTCCTTCTATGAGAAGCCTTCAATTTGGAGGAAAGTCTATCGAAATCAGTCCAAATAGAATTTATAACTGTGCATATCTGCCTATAGATGATTATAGATCATTTTCAGAGACTATGTTTCTTTTACTAGGTGGAACTGGAGTGGGATTTTCAGTACAAAAACATCACGTAGAAAAGTTACCAGAGATAAAACTTCCAAATAAAAAGAGAAAAAAGAGATTCTTAATCAATGATTCTATTGAAGGCTGGGCAGATGCAGTAAAAGCTCTAGTAAAATCTTATTTTGAAGGCAGCTCATCTCTAGAATTTGATTTCTCTGATATTAGACCTAAAGGTGCAGCACTTGTTACTTCAGGAGGTAAAGCACCAGGACCTCAACCACTAAAAGAGTGTCTATTTAAATTAGAGAGCATATTAAGTCAAAAGGAGAATGGGGATAAATTATCTTCAATAGAAGTGCATGATATGGTGTGTCATATTGCAGATGCAGTATTAGCCGGAGGCATTCGTAGAGCTGCGCTGATTTCTCTATTCTCTGCTGATGATGATGAAATGATTTCTTGTAAATCTGGAAATTGGTGGGAACTTAATCCTCAACGTGGCAGAGCAAATAACTCAGCAGTACTTCTTAGAAATAAAATAACCAAAGAATTCTTTATGAGTCTTTGGGATAAGATTAAAAATTCAGGCAGTGGAGAGCCTGGTATCTACTTAAATAATGATAAAGATTGGGGTACAAACCCATGTATTTCAGGAGATTCTTTAATTACTGTAAAAGATCACAATGGAGTATCTGGAAATGAATCTTTATCTGAAGGAGTAGTATATCAAATTCCAATGAAGATATTAGTAGATTTATATGAAACTAGTGATTATCCTCCTATGGTATTAACATTTAATGAAGATACGAAGGAATTAGAATATGATTATATGAATTGGGCTAAAAAGACAAAAGAAAATGCAGAATTAATAGAATTAAGTTTAGATAATGGACAAACTATAAAACTTACTCCAGATCATAGAGTCTATACAGAAAATAGAGGTTGGACAGAAGCAGCAAAATTAATTGAAGATGATGTATTAATCTCAATTTAATTGATATTTTTTGTAAAATAATAACATGGATTTATACCCCAATTTTACAAAAGAAGAAGTTCAATTTATATTAGATGTATACAATGAATCATATGGTAGATTTCAGAAAGGTTGTAATATAAAAATATCTGATGAGTATGATAATTTGAATGTTATCGTAGAAATAAAGGGATATTTAACCGTTAATTCTTATAAAGTTGAAAAACTTAAAAAAGTTATAAATACACAAATATCATTAATACAGAATATTAATTTATATAAAATAAAAAATATAAACTATTTAAAAAAATGGAAAGAAATTCGATTACTGGAATTACCAAAATAAAAATAATAAAAAAGAGTATAGTGTCAAATGAGGATGTATATGATATTAGTATGAAGAAAAATCACAACTTCTTTGCTAATGGATTACTAGTACATAATTGTTGTGAAATTGCACTACGTCCTTTCCAATTCTGTAATTTATGTGAAGTAAATGTATCAGATGTAGTAGATCAAGCGGATCTTAATAAAAGAGTTAAAGCTGCCGCGCTAATTGGAACATTGCAAGCCGGTTACACAAATTTCCACTATCTTAGATCAGTTTGGCAGAGAACTACAGAAAAAGAGGCACTTATAGGAGTTGGTATGACTGGTATTGGATCTGGAGTTGTTCAAAATTTAGATCTTGAAATGGCCTCAAATATAGTAAAAAGCACTAATTTAGAGGTGGCTAAAATCATAGGAATTAATTCTGCTGCTCGTTGTACTACAATAAAACCCAGTGGGTGTATGGTACCTGAAACTGAAATAATAACAAATAAAGGAATTCTTTCATTAGAAGAGATATTTAAAGCAAATGGATATGATTTACTTGATTTTAAGAATAATGAAAAGCTATTTTTAGAAGTAACAGAAGATATAAAAGTCAAAGACTTAAATGATGAATGGCAACAAATTAATAAATTATACATTAATGGAATAGAAGAAACATTTGATGTAGAGTTTGAAGATGGCTTGGTAGTTACAGTTACAGCAAATCATAAATTTTTAACTAAAAATAGAGGGTGGATTAGAGCAGATGAATTGGAAGATAGTGATGATATTGTAAATTATTAGATTAATTTTCACAATTAAGCTTATTATCATAATTAATTAGATATTTATAATAAAAGGCTTAATTGTGAAAAAAGATATAAAAAAAATTAATAGACTTAGAAGACTACTAATTCATTTACTTGGAGAAAAGGAGGGTAGCAAAAGATGTGCAAATTTAATGCGAGGATCTTCTTTAAAAGTATTACAATTTAAATATGGAAAAGATTTAGGCTTGATCAGATATAAACAAAAAATAGAAAATGATAAGTTTAAAAATACCATAGACGGATTTATTAAAAGATATGGAGAAGTAGTAGGTAGAAAAAAGTATCTAGAAAAAAATAGTAGACTTTCAGTTAGTATAAATGCTTTAAAATTAAATGGATATAGTGATGAGGAGATAAAAGCTATTAAAGAAAAACACTCTATCAATTCAAAGACTGACTTAGAAAGTATGATAAAAAAATATGGAGAAGATGAAGGTAGATTAAGATACAAAAAGAAGATAGATGGTGGATATTCTAATAGAGATTATAAATCTGTAATGAAATATTATAATATTAGTGAATCAGAAGCTAAAGAATTTGTTAGTAAGAATCAATCAAGAGGATTGGATTATTATATAAAAAAGTATGGTAGTGATATAGGAAAGGAAAAATATAATTTTGCTAATAAGAAAAGAGCATATACACAAACTAAAGATTATTATATTTCTAAATTTGGAAAAACTGAAGGTTTAAATAGATATAAAGAATTATGTTATAGTAGAGGAAAATCTGGAAGACTGGAATATTATATAGATAAATTTGGAGAAGTAGAGGGTAGACTTTTATATTCTGATATGATAAAAAAGAAAATTAGTTATTTTCCAGATTTTAGTTCAAATATAGAAAAAGATTTTAATTTATCACTATATGGTTTATTAAATAGTAAGCAAAAAGAAATATTTTTTGGCTACCCAATAACAAAACCATATTTTATAAATCTAAACCAGAATGATTATCCAATAAAGTGCATAGTACCAGATATTAAAATAGGAAATACTGTAATTGAATTTGATGGAGATTATTGGCATTCTCTACCTAATAATATAGAGAGAGATAGACTAAAGGATAAGATATATGCTAATATAGGATTAAATTTAATTAGAGTTAAAGAATCAGATTATTTAAAAAACAAGCAATTAATATTAGAAAATATAATAGAATTAATTAAATATTATGAAAATTAAAAAGATAACAAAGTCTGGAAATAAATTTACTGTTGACATAGAAGTAGATAATACTCATACATATCAACTAAAAAATAAATCTGTGGTTCATAACACCTCCTCTTTAGTCCTGGGCACATCTTCTGGCATACATGCATGGCATAATGAATATTATATCAGGAATATAAGAGTAGGTAAGAATGAAGCAATCTATACATATCTAAGCATATATCATCCAGAGCTGGTACAAGATGAATACTTTAGACCACATGATACAGCAGTAATATCAGTACCTCAAAGAGCTCCACAAGGGTCAATATTAAGAACAGAATCAGCATTAGATCTTTTAAATAGAGTAAAACATTTTTACGAATATTGGATTAAGCCTGGTCATATCACTGGACAAAATACGCATAATATTTCTGCAACAGTATCAATTAAAGATAATGAGTGGGAGGAAGTTGGTAATTGGATGTGGGAGAATAAGAATTGCTATAATGGACTTTCAGTACTTCCATTTTCAGATCATACATATATCCAAGCGCCTTTTGAAGATTGCACTAAGGAGAAATATGAAGAGATGATGAAATCATTGACAAATATAGACTTATCAAAAGTAATAGAGTCAGATGATAATACAGATCTTAAGGATCAAGTGGCATGTGCTGGAAATGCATGTGAGATAGCAGTATAGCATATTTATAATATATGATAAAATTAGTAGATCTACTTACTGAGAAGATAATAAAGATACCGCAGAGTCAGTTATTAAAGGCTGATTCTGCGTTTTCTTACATAAAAAAGAATGCAGACTCTCTTAAAAAGAAATCACCTAAAAGCTATATACAAGACCCGTATATTCCTAAGAGCTTTAAGAATATATTTAATATAGAAGATCTTAGAGGTAATTTAATATCGATAAGTCTAGGACTGTATAATGATCCTAAAGATAATGCTTATGCTAGAATGGACCAGCAGAACAGGGCAGTTATAGTAAATCTCTCAAAATTAACAGACGAGTATAATTTTGTAACAAGCATAGAACACGAACTAGTACATGCTATAGACCCAAAAGCCTATGATGCAGAATTAGATGCAAAACTTGGAGTGAGAGCACCTAAAGCCCCGAGTAAGAATGCAAGCCCAGATAAAATAGAGCAATATGAAAAGGATCTTATAGCGCACTTAAATTCACCTGCAGAATTTGATGCACATACTTCAACTCTGATAAATACAATAGCCTCAGGGCTTGCAAAGAAAGACAAGGATAAGGTGGCAATGTCAACAGTTAAAAGCCAACTATTTAAGGCTCTTTCTGACATAAAGACTAAGAGCTACGATGAGGTATATAATAAGTATAAAAATACAGCAGTTCCTTTTTTATTCCTAAGAGGACCGTGGATAAAAGACAGAATTGAGACAGCAAGAGATAATTTTTATTCTGAGCTGGTCAAGATTAAGGCTTGGTCAACTGATGAGCAATTATATAAGAGATTTCTTAAAAGATTGAGTATAGAATTATAATACTCATAAGAAATATTTAATAATGTTATAAAAAAATCATAGATTTAAATATGACATTTACTATAACAACAGAGAATATTTATTTATCAATTATCTTATTGCTGATAATATTGCAAGTGTATCAGTGGTCTAAAATAAAATCACTTAAAGTTCAATTAGAATTACAAATACACAATATAGTAATAGGTGTAGCAAGTGCATTGACTGTATTAGAAAAAAAGATAGATGAAAAACAAGATAAGCAGTAGAGGTTTTGGAGACACTGTAGCTAAATTTACGCATTTCTTTGGACTTGATAAATTTTCTTCATGGTTTGCTAAAAAAATACTAGGTTTACAGGACTGTGGATGCCAAAGACGACAAGGTGCACTAAATAGATTACTTCCCTATAAAAATAAAAGTCATGACTCAGAGACAATATTTAACAGTAAATACTTTAGCGAGCGTCAAGGAGATGATAGCTCACATTCAAAAGCATGATATAATTGCATTTGATACTGAAACAAACTCTCTAAATCCCAGAAAAGGTAAAATTATAGGATTCTCTATTACTGGAGAAAGGGATCATGGTTACTATATGCCTACTATGATCCTTCAAGATGGTCTGCTTATAGACTCTAAGATAGAGGGTGTGCTATGCCATGATATAGCTAAGAGAATTATTGCACTATTAATTGATAAAAAAATTATAGGGCATAACTTATCTTTCGATGCCAGATTCGTTAATAATTTTTATGGAGTAGATCTTATTAATAGTATTCATGCAGATACTATACTTATGGTGCATACTATTCAAGAAGAGGGTGTAAATTCAGAAAATGGAGGTGGGTCTTTTGCACTTAAAGAGGTGGCTAAAAGCATACAATCTGAAATTGGCATTGATGTATCTAGTGAGGCTAATCAAGAGCAGATAGAACTTAAAGAGTCTATAAAAAGAAATGGGGGTAGTATTACAAAAGACAATTATGAGATTTGGAAAGCTGATCTTGATATACTCTCAAAATACGCCTGCGCTGACGTTGACTTAACTCTTAGGATATATGATTACTATCTTACTAAGATTGAAGAACAGGGTTTGACTAATTTCTTTTTTAATGATGAGGTTATGCCTCTTTATAAAGAAGTAACTATACCTATGGAAGATAAGGGGGTAAAATTAGATATTGAACTCATTAAATCTTCAAGAGAAAAGATAAATATGGAGATGAGCAAGTATATAGATATAATTACTAAAGATCTACTATCAAAACAACAAGTTAAAACTTGGATATTAAATAAGGCTCAACAAGAGTGGCCAGTAAGTAATAAAGGCAAATTTGCTCAAGCTATTGCAGATTATTATAAATTACCACTTCCAAAATCTGAAAAAACTGGAAAATATAATATTACAAGATCAAATCTAACTTTATTGCCCGCTTCACCAGCACAGAGATTTTTAATTGAAGGTCATGATTTTTTATTAGAAGATTCTGATATTCAAGCAATTAGTCTTAAACTATGGAAAGACGATAATGATGGACTATTTTTTAATATACAGTCTAAAGATCAAATGGGAGATATTGCATTCAATGCACTAGGTATAAAACCACTATCAAGTACACCAGGAGGCAAACCACAATTTGATGATGAACTTATTCAAAGTATTTCAGATAAATATGAATGGGCTAAAAATCTAAGGATATATGGTAAGTTACTAAAAATAAGATCTACTTATATGGATAGATTCTTAGAAGCACATGAAGATGGTCGATATTTCTTTTATTATAAACAGCATGGCACAGTCTCTGGAAGATATGGTTCAGACTCTCAGCAATTACCTAGACCTAAAGAAGAAGGCGATGATGATCCTATAGTAGTAGAATATACAAATCTAGTAAGAGCATTCTTTATTCCAGATACAGATAATAAATTTATAGATTGTGACTATGAGTCTCTTGAGCCACATGTATTCGCACATGTATCTGGAGATGATGGACTCAAGGACATCTTTAGGAATAACTGGGACTTCTACTCTACTATCGCAATAAAAACAGAAAAATTAGATCAATACTCCCCTGATAAAAAAGCAGAAAATTTCTTAAGAAAGCAGGCGCCAAAACTTAGAAATAAAGCCAAAGCCTATGCTCTAGGTATTCCTTATGGTATGGGAGCTTATGCACTTGGTATGAATCTAGGTATACCAGCAAAACAGGCACAAGTTTTAGTAGACGGTTATCTTAATGGATTTCCTGCACTAAAAGAGTGGATGGACAGATCTAAATATGATGCACAAAATCTAGGGTATGTAAAAACTCAAGTAGGTCGTATACGTCACTTAGACAAGGTTAAAAAGATACATGATACTCTAGGAGAGGCTATTACTGATTGGCAAGTTAGACAATTATTAATTAAACAATATGGTAAAGATAAAGTTACTAAGCTGTATAGAGACTATATTAATGGTATTAATAATGCCAGAAATGTACAGATTCAGGGGTTATCTGCATCTATAGTAAACCGTGCTGCCATTGCAATTAATAGACGACTCAAAGATTTAGGTATAAATGGCTGGGTATGTGCACAAATTCATGATCAGATTATTACAGAAGTGCCAGCAAAAGATGCAGAAATCTGTGCTAAGATAGTACAAGATTGTATGGAAAATACTACTAAAATAAGCATAGATCTTAAAGCACCTCCAGCTATTGCCTACAATTGGAAAGATGGCCACTAAAATATAAATTTAGAGTATTTATTATAGAATTTCACACTTTAAAAATAAGTTTTTTAATATCAAATCAATTTAATAATATACAGTTATGAGATACATTCAAATAGACACAGAAGTTGAAGTAGATGTTTATGATATAATTGAATCAATGACAGGTCCAGAATTATTAGAATTTAGAGGCCTAATTGATGAAGAAATTAGAGGATATAATATCGCTCAATCAAGTGATGTGATAGTAATGCCTCATATAGGGCATTCATCAGAACCTAGTACATTTATAAATGCCTGTTCAAAACTAGTTGAAAATAAATGGAGACTGAGTGTAGAAGATGAACACGCAATTTTAAAAATAGCAAACAAACTTTAATTAAATAAATCGTTATGTCAAAATTAAAACCACTAAATGGTCATGTAGTACTGCGACCAGTAGAAACATCGGAAGATATGGTAGGAAATATTATCCTTCCAGACATGGGCAAAGAGCGTCCAGAATCAGGTGAAGTAGTAGCAATCTCAAATGCTTGGAACTATCACACTGATAAAGAAGTCCCTTCAAATCTAAATGTAGGAGACATTGTACTTATTCCAAAACTTGGATCAATGTCAGTAAAACTAGAAGGACAAGACTATTATATAACAAGAGAAACAGAAATTTTAGCAATAATAAATTAATATGAGCGAAACAAAACATTTAATAGGGACAGAACTTAAAGAGCAACTTCTTGCTGGAATTAATAAACTCAATGATATAGTATCATCTACATTAGGTCCAGGTGGACGAACAGTATTAATACGTGAACCTTATGGTGAAGTAAAAGCCACAAAAGACGGAGTAACTTGCTCAAAGGCCTTTAATAGACTTGAAAATGATATAGAAGATCTTGGAGCACAGATGGTAAAACAAGTATCAATTAAATCAGCAAATGAGGCTGGTGATGGTACAACAACATCTACGTTACTTGCAACAAAGATGATTCAAGGGGGAATGAAGACTATACGTCAAGGAGTTAATGCAGTAGAAGTTAAGCACGGTATTGATAAGACAGTCTCTATGATTATAGATCAACTTAAATCACTATCAGTAGATGTCAGCACAGAAGATCAAATTAAACAAGTGGCAACTATCTCAGGTAATAATGATATTGAAGTAGGAGAGCTAATCTCTGCTGCTATAGATAAAGTTGGTCGTGAAGGTATTGTGACTATTGAAGAATCTAAGACCGGTGAAACTACTCTTGAAGTAGTTGAAGGTATGCAATTTGATCGTGGATATAAGAGTCCATATTTTGTGACTAATAATACTACAATGAATGCAGTACTAGATGATTGCTATATTATGCTCTATGATGGTCGTATTCAAACTGCAGCTGAGATGATTCCATTTCTACAGAAAGCAAATACTGAAAATAGATCACTTCTAGTAATTGCAGAAGACTTTGGAGATGAGGCACTCGCACTAATGATCGTAAATAAAATGCGAAATGTAGTAAAAGTATGTGCAGTAAAAGCACCAGACTTTGGAGATAGAAGAACTTTGATTCTTGAAGATATGGCAATTCTTACTGGAGGTACAGTAATGTCAAAAAGCAAAGGACATAAACTTGATAAACTCTCATCTTCAGAATTAGATAAATATCTAGGTAAATCACGTCTTGCCACAGTAGCTAAAGAGACTACTACAATAGTAGATGGTAAAGGGGATGAGACAGCAATTTCTAATAGAGCAAATGAGATTAAAGAGCAGATAGAAAGTGCAACATCATTTTTTGAAAAAGAGAAACTTCAAGAGCGTCTTGGTAAACTTGTAGGTGGAGTTGCTATTATAAATGTAGGTGGAAATTCTGAAATTGAGATCAAAGAAAAGAAAGACAGAGTAGAAGATGCACTTCTGGCGACTAAAGCCGCACTTGCAGAAGGTATACTTCCAGGCGGTGGTATTGCACTTATCAAAGCATTTATGTCTATAAAGAATAATACTATAAATTGGAATTCAAATGAAAAGATTGCTCTTTCTATAGTAGAAACTGCCTGCTATGCGCCATTTAAAACAATTCTATCAAATTCAGGTATTGAGAATTGGTATGAAATTTTATATAATGTAAATTCTAAAGACGATGCATTTACAACATTTGATGCTAAAAATAGAGCAGTAGTAAATGGTATTGAAGCTGGTCTACTTGATCCTACAAAAGTAGTAATATCTTCTATAAAAAATGCAGCGAGTGTAGCTGGTACAATACTCACAGTAGATGCCGTGGTACTTGAAAAAAAATCAGATAAAGAGCAAGACACTCCAGATCCTATGATGGGCATGGGTATGTAATCTCTACTAAGGATATTATATAATTATTTGATTATAATTCAATTTTAAACCATAATATATGTAATAAAAGCTTTTATTTCTAGATATGGATTATAAAAGCTTTTATTATTATTTCTGCAAATAAAAAATAAAGATTTATGAAAGCTGCATTAATATCAATAATGAGTAATATAGGAACTGGGATGAATTCTCAAGGATCTGGATATGGTCTCATATGCGCAAAAATGGTCAAAGATCAAAATCCACAAGATGTAATAGATGTCAATCCAGATCCTAGTACTTGGAGTCAATATGAAAAACTTTATATATGTGAAGGTGTAAATTTTACTGATGGTAGTTTTAATATCCCAGGAGGACCTCAGTCAATTCATACTGAGAAGATGCAGGCAATATCTGAATTTGAAGGCGAATTTGAATTTGTTAATAAAACTTTTGATTTTAGAAAATTTAACCAGAGGATAAAAGTCGATAGTCATAATTGGCCTATAAGCAGTGCTGTAGATTATTTTTCTAAACCAAATCCTAATATTGTAATAGGAGATTCACATTCTCTCTCAGTCTGGAGACCAGGGTACGCTCTTAGTTTTAATCCAGGTAAAACGCTATATGGTTGGCTTAAACATGCAAATGCACAAGCTATAAATGCAACTAGATCAGGTAATGTAGTACTTTACTTTGGAAATATTGATACCAGATTCCATCTAGCTCGTCAAGTAGATCCAATTACTGCCACAAAAGAATTATTTACAAAATATGTAAATTTTGCAAAAGAATTAAATAATCCTATACTAGTTCAATTACTTCCAATAGAACATGAATCTCGTAAAATACCAGGAACTGGATTATATAAAAAGCAACCATTTTTTGGATCTAGACAGCAAAGAATGGAATTAAGACAAATAGCAAATGATATTATTGCTAATTCTGGACTTAAATTTATATCATGGCCAGATAGCTGGATTGATGATGATGGTACTGCGATGTTAGATATTTTAGAATCTAGGCAAAGTGTACATCTCAAACCTAAATATTATCCATACTTACAGGATATATTGTCTTAATAATAATAATATGATTAAATTCTATTATGAGTAATATATTAGAACAAGCAAATAATATAGTTTTTAAAAGAGGTGAAGAGGGATCTAGACAATATGGTCCTATGAAAGAGAGTATGGAAAAAGCCGCTCTATTAGCTTCTACTATGTGCAATAAAGAAATTACAGCAAAAGACATGTATCTTTGTATGGTAGCATTAAAAATGTCTAGAGAATCTTATAGTAAAAAGTATGATAATATACTAGATGCTATATCTTATATGGCAGCAATGGTAGATCATTATAAAGAAGATTATAATAAAACAAAATAAGATATGAAGATAATTAAAACAAGACCAGTAAAAACTCCAACCAGAGGTACTAATAAAAGTGCAGGTATAGACTTTTATATTCCAAATGATTTTGAATGTACAATACTTAGACCAGGAGAAGATATTCTAATTCCATCAGGTATTAAAGCAAATATTCCTACTGGATATATGTTAATGGCAGCAAATAAAAGTGGAATAGCTACAAAAAATAAGCTCATTAAAGGAGCTGAAATAGTAGATGAGGATTATACTGGAGAAATTCATATTCACATATTCAATGCAGGTAAAGCAAATGATATACTTGAAGCAGGTAAAAAAATTATTCAGTTTATACTCGTACCAGTAAATTATGAAGAAGTTGAAGTAGTAGATCAATTAGATTCTATAGAGACTCAAAGAGGTGAAAGTGGATTTGGAAGTACTGGAATTAACTAAAAAAATAAAATAAAGGTTGTGTCAAAATTAGATAAAGTTTATCTTAATATTGCAAAAGAGATAGCCGCCCTTTCTCATTGTGAGAGAAATAAAGTAGGTGCACTTTTAATAAAAGATGGAAATATTATAGCATTTGGGTATAATGGTACTCCTTCTGGAATGGATAATTGCTGTGAAAGAGACAATATTACACTCCCGTATGTTGTACATGCTGAAATGAATGCTATTCTTAAAGCTGCAAAATCAGGATATTCAATAAATAATGCCATTTTATATTTGACTCTTAGTCCTTGTATTGAATGCGCAAAATTAATATTACAATCTGGAATAAAAAGAGTACTATATCTAGAGCAGTATAGAAAAACTGATGGTATAGATTTTTTAAAACAATTTATAGAAATTTCCAAATATGAGATTTAAAAACGCAAATGAAGCATTTAAAAGTCTTTACTTAGATATAATGTCTACGGGGGTAGATTTTGCTAGTACTAAAGCAAAATTTAATGCCTCTTTTACTTTAGATAATCCAATACAGATGATTATCACAGAACCAGAACGCAAGTTTAATGTAGACTATGCAGAATATGAGTGGCATTGGTATTTAACAGGAAATAGAGACGCATCTGAAATTTCTGAACGTGCTAAGATATGGAAGAACATGATGATTCCAGGCACTACAGAAGTGAATAGTAATTATGGATTTTTTTGGAATAAAAATGGACAGTTAGACCGTGCTATCCAGGAGCTCAAGAGCAACCCGAATACAAGAAGAGCGATAGTAGTTCATTACGATATAAATGAGCTAGACAGATATGCCTCAGACACTCCATGTAATGTTGTATTAAACTTCACAATAGTTGATGGTCGACTTAATCTTACAGTATTCGCAAGAAGTATTGATTTATGGCTGGGATTCTGCAATGATCAATATACTTTTGCAAAGCTTATGAATAAAGTCAATACAGAATTGGGATTAGAAATTGGATCTATGCATTTTTTTATAACAAATTTACATATATATCCAAGACATTATAATATGTTTAAAAAATAATTTATAAATTTTATATACACCTTTCTAACAAATCTACATATTTATAAATAAATGATATGGCTTATTTATATAGACATGTAAGATTAGATAATAATACTGTATTTTATATAGGTATTGGTAAAGATGATAATACTTTTAAGAGAGCATATAATAAAACAAGAAGAAATCAATTGTGGAAAAATATTGTTTCTTCAACTAAATATAAAGTTGAAATTGTAGAAAGAGATATTTCTTGGGAAGAAGCTTGCGAAAAAGAGAAATATTTAATTAAATTTTTTGGAAGAATATGCGAAGGATCTGGATGTTTAGCAAATATAACATCTGGGGGAGATGGTGGAGATACTACAAATAATAAAATATGTATTTTTAAAGATGATAAAGAAAAAAGAATTTTATTATTTGAATTAGAATCATATGAAAAGTTGGGATGGAAAAGAGGATTTTCATATCTTCATAGAAAAAAAGTATCAGAATTAAAAACTGGTAAAGTATATTCTAATGAAATAAATAAGAAAAAGGGTCGACCAGGTCATAAACATAGTAAAGATACAATAAGTAAAATGTCAAAAGCTCATAAAGGAGTAAAAAAAAATATTATAAAATGTCCATTTTGTAATGTTTATGGTGCTCCAAGTCCAATGAGAAGATGGCACTTTGATAACTGTAAAAAATTAAATAATGAGTAATAAACTTAAAAATATTGCTATAAATCTCAGAGGATTAAAAAGCTGGTTACAAGAAACTTCACTTAAGAATAATCATCTATCTGATTTACCTGAATGGTTTTATAAAACTTTAAATGATTCTATAGATGATTTAGAAAATTATAATGAAGAACCAAAAAAAGAAGATGCTATATCATGGGCGAGTTTACTCAAAGCTCCTAATATGGAAATGAATATCTCAGGACCAAACATGACGACGTCTGAAATACTTGAAAAATACCCTGAATTATCCGAGATAGATTTAGCTGGAAGTATATCTGATCCACCAAAAGGATCTCAGAGTGTATATAAACTTGAAGATACAGAAAAAATTACAAAGAAGAGTGTGATATTAAATGAACAGGGATTTAATCCAATAGCTCTAGAATGTCTTGACTATTATATAGATATTAATCGAAAGACAGAAAAAGTTTTTATAGATACTAAGAAAAGAGAATTTAATACTGGAGATAAATATATAGATAATGTAAATTTATTTCATAATATTGATAGAAGATATGAGGGCTTTATATTCTTGCTTGAAGATTATTTTATGCAAGAAAATTCACTCACTTGGGATCTATATAAACCAGTAGCAAATCCTAATTGGGGAATTTATGATTATCTCTTCTTGATCTACTCACATAGAATATTTGGATCAGGTACTTCAAATCAATATAATCATGGATATAATAATACTATATTATTGAATTTCCAAAGATTTAATTCTTATGAAGATTTTTATCCTTTTATGAAAGCAGATACTGGAAATTTTGTAAGCTGCTGTGTAAACCAACCTCCACGTTATCCACTAAAAGATCTAGTAATAAATCATTTTAGACCTTGGGCAGATCATATTATTGATAAAATAAAACCAGGTACTAGTCTTGATGGTATAGTAGATATAATGAATGAGTATAATAGAGATAATAAACTCCATGCATTTAATTTCCACTATCTTTTAATGGCAGGAGATCTTGCAAATTATGTAAATCTTGACACTAAACTAAATGGTCTATTTGAAATAAATGAGTGGACACACTGTAAATTAGGTCCTACTGCTACAGCTTCAATGAAAATACTAAAGCCAGGATTTAAATATGGGGATTTTATAAAATTAGCAGAGAGATATAATATGAAGCCGATGGATTTAGAGGATTTGTTATGTGTTTTTTTAAAATATATAAAAAACCCAATTTGGGAATATTATATTAAACCTGGACATACATTTAGAGATTTTGAAAATGGTTGGAATATACCAGGAGTAGAAAAGCATAAATCATACTATAAACATAAATTAAATTTTCAATAAGAATGTATGCAAAATCAGTAGAATACAAGAATAAGGAATTAGGTACAT